CCAGCTGGTGATATTGGGGCATTGAGACTTCGCCAAGGTCAAGCAACAGATGCTGTCAATAGACTTAATCAGAGCACTGCAGCATCGAAGGCAAAGGATGCAACTCGCGCTGCTACGAGAGAAAAAACTAGATTGAATAATTTAGATCCTCGTGCTGTTAGTGATCGCAATGCTCGTGAAGCATCTACTCAAGTCAGACAGAGAAATATGGAGATGGGGAGACCTTCTTGGTACAATCCAAATAATCCAGGATCTAAAGAAGCATTAAAGAGATATTATGCTGATAAGAGAGCAGGAGTAAAGGGACTTCCTGAATAATTATTTGGAGGTTTTAGGACCTCCTTTTTTAATAAATAATTCAAAATTACTGTTAGACTAATGAGCAAGTTCGGAGATTTACTTAAAGGCGGACCATCCGCACCTAAGGTTGAGGCAGCACCTGCTCCTGAACCCATTGTAGAAGAAGTTCTGTTTACTCCTGAAGAGGAAGTTCTTACTGAAGCAAGTCCTCTTGAAGAAATGAGTAAGAAAGAATTGGAAGATTATGGTAGAACACTTGGTATTGAATTAGACAGAAGGCATAGTAAAGAATCCTTGATTGAAGAAATCAAAGATGCAGAAGACTAGTAGTCCACTTACATAACTGTCACAGGGGGTACTCCAAAGTGCCCCCTTTTTTAGTATAATTACTACAGTTGAAACAAACAAGGCAACAGATGTCCCTCTCTACTGATTACATTCTCACTTCTTTACAGGAACTTTATGGAGAGTCTGTAACGGGTGCTGATATTCGTGCTTGGTGTGCAATGAATGGATCTAACTATCAGACTGTATCTAATAAATTGTCTGATTATAAAGTTAGTCGGGGTAAATGGAACTTGACCGTTCAAGAGAAACTGGAGCAAAATTATCAGGCACCTCCTGCTATGCCTGTTGTCGAGCAAAACCTTATTCCTACTAAAGATGATTCCTTCGTCAAGTTTGGTAATTTTGGCGATATCAGGAAAATTATTGAGTCCCGTGCATTTTATCCTACGTTTATTACAGGACTGTCTGGTAATGGTAAAACATTCTCAGTTGAGCAAGCGTGTGCTGCTTTAGGTAGGGAACTTATTCGTGTAAACATTACAATTGAAACTGATGAAGATGATCTTATTGGTGGTTTCCGCCTTGTTAATGGTGGAACCGTCTGGCACAATGGCCCAGTCATTGAAGCACTCCAACGAGGAGCTATCTTGCTCCTTGATGAGATCGACCTCGCTTCTAACAAAATTCTCTGTCTCCAGAGTATCCTTGAAGGAAATGGAGTCTTTCTCAAAAAAATTGGGAAGTTTGTACACCCCACTGCAGGTTTCAATGTCATCGCAACCGCAAACACTAAGGGTAAAGGTTCAGACGACGGACGATTCATTGGAACTAACGTGCTCAATGAAGCCTTCCTTGAGCGATTCCCAGTAACCTTTGAACAGGAGTATCCCACTGCTGTTACTGAGATTAAGATTCTCAATAAAATCTGTGCTGATGAGAACTTCTGCAAGCGACTTGCTGATTGGGCAGACATTATCCGCAAAACCTTCTATGATGGTGGTATTGAGGAGATTATTAGTACCCGTCGTCTTGTCCACATTGTGAAGGCATACCATATCTTCAATGACAAGGCAAAGGCAATTCAGGTTTGTGTAAATCGTTTCGATGATGAAACAAAACAAGCATTCCTGGAACTCTATGACAAGGTTGATGCTGATTTTGTGATGCCAAGTCAGACATCTGAAGAAACTTCTCAAGAGCAACTAGACAAAGGCATCATCTCCTGATATAATGATTAATGCTTGGAGTTTACTTTACGATACTATGAACGAATCTCTTGGTGAAGACAACTATGAAGGTATGCTAAATCTAGGATCTCATCTTCCAGGTGCTATGTCTAACGATACAATCACATTCGGTAGTTCTTACTATGACGGCGTAATTGATTTTGGTGATCCTGGTCCTTTTGCAGCACAACCTGTACCTATGACCTTTGGTGGCGAAGACCACATTAACTTTGACTTGACTATGGATAAAAAATCCGAATCTAATAATAGACAGAAGTATAGTGAAGATGTAATTATTAAAGAACTGAAAGATTACATCACTAGAACATATGACCAGCACTATTCTGCTGGCGATGATAAGATTCAAACTCTGGATCTTATCGAAGCTTGCGGTGATGGTGAGGCATTCTGTCGCAGCAACATCCTCAAGTATGCGTCACGATATGATAAGAAGGGCACTGCCCGTCGTGACATTATGAAGATTCTGCATTATGCTGTACTTCTAATGCATTTCAATGACAAAAATGCAAACCGTGAAACCTATCCTCAGTGATGAAATTGAATCTCAATACTATGAAACTGTCCGACAACACTCTAACTGTTCTTAAGAACTTTGCTGGAATTAACAATTCTATTCTGGTGAAAGAGGGTAACAAACTCCGTACTATTTCTGTTGCTAAAAATATTTTGGCAGAAGCAGACATTAAAGAAGAATTCCCTCGCGATTTTGCCATCTATGATTTGAACCAGTTCTTAAACGGTTTAAGTCTTCATCAAGATCCTGATCTTGATTTTAGAGAAGATTCTTATCTGAGTATTAAAGAAGGTAAGCGTCGGGTCAAGTATTTTTATGCTGATCCTGCGGTTATTGTTTCTCCTCCAGAGAAAGAAATCAATCTTCCTACTCAGGACATCTGCTTCCAACTTGACAGTTCTTCTTTGGAAAAACTAATCAAAGCAGCACAAGTTTATCAACTCCCAGATTTTTCTGCTATTGGTGAAGCTGGAGTTATCAAACTGGTTGTTCGTGATAAGAAGAATGACACTTCTAATGAATATGCAATTGTTGTTGGAGAAACTGATAAAGAGTTCTCATTCAACTTCAAGGTAGAGAATATCAAAATTATTCCTGGTGCCTATGATGTAGTTGTTTCTTCTAAACTCCTCTCTAAGTTTACGAATACTAAGTACAATCTTACCTATTACATTGCTCTTGAACCCGATTCGACTTTTGGATGATACGCTAGTTAGGATGAGAATTATGGGCAGTATTGGAGTTATTGTTGCCTACTTTGTCATTCTTCACGTCAGTTCTTTTTGGGGGGTCCTAATACACTTTGTTGCAGATTTGATTACAATCCCATACTTTATTAGAACTAGGGCATGGGACCTTGTTATAATGTTAACGTTCCTACTTTCAATTAGCGTTAGTAAACTTTTGATATGAACATCTTCGTAACTGATCCGAGTCCATACAAGTCTGCTACGGTTCTCCCTGACAAGCACATTGTCAAGATGCCCTTAGAGACCTGTCAGATGCTTGCAATAGTATGTTCTGATAAATGGGGTCACGGATTTGGTAATCTTCCTAAGGCAGATGGAACTCCATATGCAACTGAGAAGGGAGCATTTCGCAATCATCCTTGCACCAAGTGGGCGAATGAATTTGTAACCAATTGGCAGTGGTTGCTTGTTCACGGACTTGCTATGTGTGAAGAGTACACTGCTCGCTATGGTAAGGTCCACACCTGCCACAAGACCCTTCTAGCAGCAAAGGAGATACTCCCTACCGCAGATCCTCAAGGTCGCAGTGGAAAGGATACAACACCCTTTGTCTTTGCTGGACCGGATGAGTTCAAGTATGATACAAGCATTGATATTTTCACTGCTTACAAGATGTATATTGCATCTAAACCATGGGTATGCGATAATTACCTTCGCATTCCAGATCGTAAACCTGATTGGGTATAACCTTTATTATTATGAGCGACTTTATTTGGGTTGAAAAATATCGCCCGAAGACTATTGAAGAGTGTATCCTCCCTGAACAAACCAAGAAGACATTTCAATCTTTCCTAGATAAAGGAGAGATTCCTAATATGCTTCTTTCTGGTCCACCAGGTATCGGTAAGACCACAGTAGCAAAGGCACTCTGTAATGAACTTGGAGTTGACTGTTATGTCATCAATGGATCCGATGAGGGACGCTTTCTGGATACGGTCAGAAACAATGCGAAGAATTTCGCTTCGACCGTCTCGCTTTCTTCAACTGCAAAACACAAAGTCATCATCATTGATGAAGCAGATAACACATCCAACGATGTACAACTCCTCCTACGGGCGTTTATTGAGGAGTTTGCTGGTAACTGCAGATTCATCTTCACCTGCAACTATAAAAATAAAATCCTTGAACCCCTTCACTCCCGATGTGCAGTCATTGAGTTTGGAATTAAAGGAAAAGATCGACAATCCATTGCCGCACAATTCTTCAAACGTCTCCAAGAAATCTTGGATACAGAAGGTGTTGAATATGATAACAAGGTCCTGGTAGAACTTGTTAATAAGCACTTTCCAGACTGGCGTCGTGTACTCAATGAGATTCAGCGATATTCTGTTAGTGGGAAGATTGATTCTGGCATTCTTGCTACTTTCTCTGATGTTGCTGTAAATGAACTTGTCAAGAATCTTAAGGAGAAGAACTTTGCGGAAGTTCGTAAGTGGATCGTTTCTAATTTGGATAATGATACTACTGTACTTATGCGTCGTATTTACGATGCTTGCTATTCATCCCTTACAAACGCTACTGTTCCTGCTGCTGTGCTCATTATTGCTAAGTATCAGTATCAGGCAGCATTCGTTGCCGACCAAGAAATAAATATGCTTGCATGTTTAACTGAAATTATGGTTGAGTGTGAATTCAGGTGAACAAGAACGAACTTGAAGAACTAAGATATGATGTAGCACATCATCTACTTAGTAAAATGAGTAAAGGTTCTCAATTCCAATATGCTTTAGATAAGATGCTCGAAACGTGTCAAAATTACTCGGAAAAAGAACTAAAAAATTTGTTACCTAAATCAAAGAAGAACGGTAAGGGATTCTAATGCCACATGAATTTGATCCTTGTGAAGCACCTATTGATGGTGAAGTTGATAAGTGGGGGTTTACTATCAAACCTTCAATCTCAGATACTGATGCCACTCTTATCTGTTTAAGGAATGCTCCCTGTGGTACAGATAAGAAACAAATTGAACGATTAATTAATGAATTTGAATTTAAAAAATGATTGATGTAAAACTGATT